TGGTGGCTTGGTAGTTTTAAACTTTGCTAGTTTTTTGCCTATGTATTTTTGATTGTTAGTTAAATTGGTAATAAGATAAACAAATCCTTCGTACTCGTCTGGTATTTCAGTTATTTCTTTTCCTTTGTATGTCCAATTCATACTGTAGTTACTTCTTCTTTAGTGCCTCACGTGCCTTTTTTGGATTATTTTTTGCTCTGCCGTCTTTTACATGCCTAATATGTTCTTGTAGTATTTCTTCTCGTCTTACAGTACACAAATCACGTAGCGCAGATAGCTTCTTACGCACCTTCCTACGTTTTAGTTCTGCAGGTCGATGGTTGAATATTTCGTTTAATTCAAAATATTCAAGTACTGCTAATACTATTTTGTCATGTGTGTCCAATTCGCTCATTCTACAATGTCAATATCCGTTGCATAACTAGTAAACCCGTTTTCTTTTACCACTCTTAGAACGTTATTGACTCTGCCAACTAGTTCGTCCTTGTGTGAAATAAGGAAAATATTCTTACTACGCTCTCTAGTCATCTTTTTAAGTACGCTTATACTGTTTTCTACGCCTGCTGTATCCATTCCACTATCAATAAGCTCATCAATGAACAATAAGTTAATACTCTGGTACAATGACTCCCAAACATCACGGAATGCAAATGAAAGACCAAGAATTAACCTATTACGTTCGCCACGAGACAGGTTATCAAAGTCTAAGTCTTGTCCTAGTTGTGTAATTTCAACCGATAAGTCGTTTAGGAACACTACTTGGTGCGGTAAGCCTAGTTTATCTAAGTAATATGTGAGCCTGTTGTTGAGATATGCTAAATTCTGGTCAATAATTTTCTTTCTAATGAAACTATCCTTGTTAGTTAATAGCTTTAGTAAGAAGTCTTGGTGTTCTTTTACATTAGTAAGTTCGTTAACTGTTGACCAGTTAATATTTTGTAGTGCTGTATTTGTTAAATCGTCAATTTGTGCCTGATACGGATCTGCCTCTTGCTCTTTACTTAGCAATGTTTTCTTTAAGTTATCTACGTTGTTTCTATGTTCGTATGCTTCTTTTGCATTTTCATAAAATGTAGTTGGCTTGCCGTTGATGTCACCAATTTCTTCTAAAGACTTCATAACATCTTTGAGTTTACCAGCAACTTCAACCTGATAAGACATTGTGTCTTCAAGTTCTTTTGCTTTTTTAGACTCTATCTCTGCTTTTTTGTCTGCATGAAGTTCTTGCCCACATGTATAACATGTTGCATCTTTTAATTCAACTATATCTTTGTTTAATTTACTAACACTCTTGTCAGCACGTACTAATGCAGGTTCTAATGTAGCCAATTCTTTTTTAAGTGCTAAAATAGAGTTATTATGTTCAGTCCAGTTTGCTAATTTTTCGTGTGCATCCAGTTCAGCGTCAATATCTAGTTTTTCAAGTTGTTCAATTGCACTTGTTAACTTGTCAACATCGGTACGTTGTTTGGCTTTCCAGGCTTTTTGAGTTTTTTCTAGGTTTACAATAGTACTTTGGATACCTTCGTTTGCTTTTTGTATAGCTTCGATCTTTAAAGTTTCTTCGGTAATAGTGTCTTTAGTAAGTTTAACCGAGTCTTTGAGCAATGCTGCTTTTTCACTTAGTATTGTAATGCCAAGTAGCTGTTCAATAATAGCTCTTTGATCGTTTGTACGCATACTAAGGAACGGTTCGGTGTATGTATTAAGTGCTACAATATGTTTAAACATATCGTGACTCATATCCAACAAATCTTTGATTGATTCTTGTGTTTTACGACTATCGCCTTGGCTGTTGTCAGCTAGTTCGTCAATCTGTTCGTTGTCGTTAACATAAAATTTTAGTATATTTGGCGATCGACCACGTTCGATACGGTATTGGTTGCCTGCTTTCTCAAAATTAAGAGTAACTAGCATACCTTTTGAGTTAGTTTTGTTAATAAGGTTGTTGCGTTTGATATTTGTAAGAGCTTGTCCGTATAGTGCATAGGATAGCGCATTAATGATAGTAGTTTTACCAGTACCGTTGCGTGATCCAGTATCGTCGCCGCCTTGATCTAAGTTTTCACCCAACACAAGGGTTAGTTGTTCTTCGTCAAAGTCAACTGCTTGGGTAACATTACCCACACTCATAAAGTTCTTTACCGTTAGGTCTTTAATTTTTATCATTCTAATCCGTTATAAATGCTGAGTAACATCGACTTGTCAAAGTTATCACTGTCGATTGCTAATATTTCATTTGATACTATTTGATCTACACTTTCAAACTGTGCAATATCAAGTTCGGTGTTGATTTCCTCAAGTTGTTTGTGAGGAATTAGTGTAATTTCTCTACAGTCGTAGTCGTTGATGAATGTTTCTTTAATAAAACTTGCTTCTTCGTAACTAACAGGCAAGTCAAGGTTAACTCTAAGATACATTTTGCTTTTTAGTAACGTATCCTTGTCATCAATTAGTTGCGATAGTTTAATAGTACGATACTTAGGACAATCAACCCAGTTGATGTATTCGGGTTCTTTGTTATTTTCCTTGTCAAGTATCATCATACCTCGATCATCGTCCCAAGCATCTGCATAGTTGTGCGGAAATGCATTACCAATGTAATGCACTTTGCCTTGCTTTTGACGTTTGTGAAAGTGTCCACTAAACACATATTCTTGATTTACAAAGTGTTCACTCTTTAGTTCTCCGTGATCGGGCATCTGTACCATAGCGTTCATATAGAAGCTAGGTAGTTCAAAGTGTCCAAACAAGTACTTTGCTTGGATGTCTTTCATTTTTTTCCATTCGTCACCAACTAACCAAGGCACTAATGCAACATCGTCGTCAACAATTATGTCTTCAATTACAGTAACTCCGGGAATGTGCCGGGCAAACTCAGTTGACTTTACATCACGTTTGTCTTTATAGTACAAATCGTGGTTGCCTGCAAACATGTAAAACTTATCAAATGCTGCGCCTATCTTTTCAAGACATCGTAGCCCAGCATCCATAGTGGTTAAGTTTAGACTATTGCGATTGTGATTCCAATCGCCAGTAAACAATGCAGTTTCGCACCCGTGCTCCTTGGCTGTTTGGATGAACCAATCCACGTAATCCTCACAATCTTGGTTGTGAATACGTGAATTGCCTTTTAATCCAAAGTGTATGTCTGTAAAGACCGCAGCTTTTTTAAACAAAGAAATACTCCTATCGTAGAATACTATTATATGGTATTTTAGTTAAGTTGTCAATTACTTTTTTGTTGATTCTGCTTCTCTTTTAAGAGCAGCTTCCCATTCTCCGGAATGCGTCCTTGTATGAGAAGGATTTAAGTCGTTCATTTCGAGGATATCGTCTCTAATGTTTTGATTGCGCTTCTCTAAGTTGATAACACGTACAAAACTGTTAGTAACTGCTGCTGTATAATAAGCAAACGGGTTTTGAGACTTAGATTCATCAAATTGTAAACCAATTTGTGCTAATTGAAGTATTGCTTGACCTTTCATTTCGTCATTATAAGTGTAGCCACGTACATTGCCTCTAGTAGCATAACGATCAACAAGTTTCATCCACATCATAGCAAGTTTATTAGTTGCTTTGCCGTGTGTTTTGCTAAACCATCCGTTTTCCATGCCGCCTTCCCAATGCGATTTGCCTACTAACTGCAATTCTTCATTCTCATCAAATTTGTAGTGTACATATGGCGGAAATGGCAGTTTAACTTTTGTATCTGCAACTGTTTTTGGATTTTTCTTACGACCAGGTTCTTCTGGAATATGATCAAATGTCATAATACGAAAGATTAATTCTTCTTTTGTAATACTTTGATAACTCACTTCACAATCGGCTTGCTTTACTTTCTTACCAGCAGCTTTTTCAGCTTCGTATTGCCGGGTTGTTAGTTTTTTTGCTTTATTACGTTTTGCCTCTGCAATGGTACGTATATTAATTTTGTCAACACTTGGCAAAATAATATCATAATCTGCATTTGACGGGTCAACGTAACTAGCAAAGGTATTTTTTGATTTATGAATCTCTGCCAACATATCTTTATTGTTGAGATAATTTACTCTTCTAGCCATGTAGTCTCCTATTTTATATTTATTATAAACTACGTAGTTAAATTTGTCAACTAAATACTATACAGGAGATTTACATGAGTTTATTTAAAGTTATTGGAAGTGCAGTAGTAAACAATTTAAAAACTAGTTTTAACGGCACACCAATTGGAAAAGCTGTTAATACAGTACAAAACATCAATCGGGTATTTACAAATGGTAATGCTTCCGACTTTGTTCAGTTTATTAGCCAGGGTAGATTAGGAAGCGATCTAAATTTTGGAGCAACTCCGTTACAATCTTTTGCTCAAACAGCACAATTATCAGCTTCTTCAGATAATAATTCTCAAGATTGGCGTGTAAGAATACATTTACCTGCATCTCCAAATTATTTTGTAAATTCTCCGATACTTGCTCCATTGCAAACAAGTAATCAAAGTTTAGTTTTTCCTACAACTCCGCAAATATTGTTATCAAGCATGGCAAACTACGATACAGTACAGCCTGTGCATACAAACTATCCGTATCATGTTTATGAATCAAGTAGAATTGAAGATATTACAATTAGTGCAGAATTTCCTGTAGAAAATGAAGCAGATGGGCAGTATTGGATTGCCGCAGTGCATTTTCTACGCAGTATTACAAAAATGTTTTATGGAAAAGGACCGTTGCAAGGGCATCCGCCTCCTCGTGTTGCATTAAGTGGATATGGAAACTTTATATTTGATCAAACTCCAGTAATTGTTAAAATGTTTAACCTTGATTTGCCAAATGCAGTTGATTATATACAAGTACCGATTGTAAACGGATTTGATTTACAAAGCGAAATACCCGAAGTAAACATTACCGCATCGCAATATTGTTATGTTCCAACTTTAAGTACACTAAACGTAACAGTATCTCCAGCATACAGTAGAACAGCAACAAAAGATTTTAATCTTGAGTCGTTTATTAGAGGTGACTACGTTGGAAACAAATCTCCAGGAGGATTTATTTAATGATTAAGTATTCATCATCGAGTCCTTATGCTCAAACAAACGTAACAAATGGTTATTTAGATCTTTATCGAAAAAGAGACATTCCTGCGCTTGACAATGACATTACATATACAATACAACCTCAATATACTTATAGACCTGATTTATTATCCTATGACTTGTACGGTACTTCCAAATTATGGTGGGTATTTGCAGTAAGAAACATAGATACTATTAAAGATCCAGTGTTTGATTTTGTTGCAGGAACTACTATTCGTTTACCACAAAAAACAACACTTGATACAGTACTTGGAGCGTAGATGACATTAGAGAATACTCTAAATAATTTTGCTACTTACAATTATAACTGGGTATTTGGAGTTTGTAGCCCACGACAAGTTGCTTTTCCTGAATCGTACGAAAACGGTCCAGCAGTTCCAATTATTAAATCAGGTGGCTTTCCAGATAAAACAGTTACAACCTTAATTGAAGATGCAACAGATACTAATGTTGAATTTTTTATTGATAATGTTATTACTGACTATCTAGTTGCACCAAACCCAGGCACTAGTTTTAGTAATGCTATTAAAATAGAATTTACAGTTACTGAGCCACAAAGTGTTGGATTATTTTTTCAAACATTAAGTATTGCAGCCGAACAAGCACTTGGAACTGGGGTAAGTTATCTTAGAGCTCCTTTTTTGTTACAAGGAACATTTAAAGGGTTTGAC